GAGCTTTTCACCTCAACAATTTTATACGGAGAAAGCAAGCTATGGATTCCATCCTTAAGAAACTGCTCGAATCCGACCTACTGAGCGAAGAAACTAAGGCAGAACTCAATGAGCAGTTTAAAACTGCGGTTGATGCATATCTTGCTGAAGAACGTTCCAAGCTTGAAGTCGAGATCCGCTCTACTTTGACAGAAGAATTTGTCAAAGCAAGGGAAGAGCTTGCCGAAACGGTCGACACAAAGATTGACGAGTACCTCACAGCAGAATTTGACGAGCTAAAAGAAGACATCAACAGCTTCCGCGATTTGGAAGTTGAATATGCAGAAAAGCTGGTTGAAGAAAAAGAAAGGCTTGCACAGCTTCTTGGTGAGCAACTGAATCAACTGGTTGACAAGTTAGACGCGTTCCTCGAAGTGCGTCTTGACGAAGAAATGTCTGAACTTAAAGAAGACATCGAAGACGTTAAGAAGCTTGAATTTGGACGTAAGATTTTTGAAGCTGTCGAAACAGAATTTAAGAAATTCCGCAAGGAAGATCTTTCGACTGTTGAAGCTGATCTGGCGGAAACGCTGGACAAGCTCGACGATGCTGAGAACCGTCTTGCTGAAATCGAAAACAGTCGTCTTGCTGAAGCACGTAACGGCAAGTTAGAAGAACTACTCGCTCCACTCAGCGGCAACGCTCGTGAGCAAATGAAGATCATTCTTTCAAACGTTGCAACGGAGAAACTTGAAGAAGCGTACAAGGTTTATATTGGACGTGTTCTAAAGGAAGCTATCGCTGCTCCTAAGGAAGATGTAGCAAAGCCAATCGTTGAAAGCAAGCCAGCCGCAGCAGCTAAACCTGCTACCATGGTTACTGGAAATGAAGAAGCTCTGGTTGAAGATGTAGATGTAGATGCAAATAAACTAAACGACGCACAGCTCTCCAGAATACGGAAACTGGCTGGTGTTAAGTAACAAGATAACCTTACAAGGAGCCACAAAAATGAAGGAACTCTTCGAAAACTGGCAAGATACCAAGGCAGCACTGCTTGAAGGTCTGGATCCTCGCAAGGCTTCGATCGTCTCGACGGTCCTGGATAACCAAGCCAAGTACCTTACCGAAACAGCAGGAGCAGACGCGAACTCAACCGGCAGCATTGGTAGCTTCCAAAAAATCATTCTTCCTATGGTACGTCGTATCATCCCAGGAACTATTGCAACTGAAATCGTAGGTGTGCAGCCTATGACTGGTCCTACAGGCCTGGTCTTCTCGCTGCGTTTCACTTACAAGAATGCTGCAACAACTAGCGAAGGTGGATCTGCAGATATCGCAGTAAACGATGAAGCATTTGGTAACACATCGTGGACACAGCCTTACGCTTCAAAAATGCGCCGTTTCTACTCGGGTGGCGTAAACCCAGCTGCTTCTGGCGGTCTGTATGATCCAACTACCGGTGTTGCTACTGGTGGTGCTTACACTCCAGCAGGTGCATTCTCTACTTCTTCTAGCCCACTTTCCGGTGAAGCTGGTGACGTAGTTGATATGGAAAGCTTCCCAGGTCGTTCACTCGGTCTGCAAGTTCTCCGTCAGCCAGTGGTTGCTAAGACCCGTAAGCTGCAAGCTAAGTGGACAATCGAAGCAATGCAGGACCTCTCGTCCCAGCATGGTCTCGACCTCGAAGCTGAAATCACTCAAGCCCTTAGCGCTGAAATCGTTCACGAAATCGACAACGAAATCGTTACCGATCTGATCCGCTTGGCTGGTACAACCGAAACCTTCGATATGTCTGGTGCCTTTACAGGTGTTCCTCACTACGTTGGTGATCGTCACGCTGTTCTCGGTGTGCTGATCAACAAGGTTGCTAACGAAATCGCTGCTAAAACCCGTCGTGGTGCTGGTAACTTTATCGTTGTATCCCCACAGGTTGTTTCTGTTCTTCAATCTGCTGCTAAGTCGGTGTTCGCACCAGCTGTTAGCGGTTCTTTCGAAGGCCCAAACAACACCCGTCTCGTTGGTGTTCTTAACGGAACTATCAAAGTGTACAGCTTCCTGTTTAACGCTTCCTTCGGAACCGTTGCTGCAGGTGCTCCAGTACCAGGCGGCGCTACCTCGACATCCGACATCGTTCTCGTCGGTTACAAAGGTGGTGGCGGTGAAACAGATACCGGCTACTTCTACTGCCCATACGTTCCTCTGATGACCAGCAACACTGTTGTAGATCCAACGACTTACAACAATCAGCTGATGGTTATGACACGTTACGGTAAAGTCACCTTCGTAAGCAACGCTTCATCGCTTGCGAACTCGGCCGATTATTATGGAAAGGTCGTTGTTAACAACCTAACCTTCCTGTAATCGTAAGAAGTAACGCGAAACAGCAAGAAAAGCATCAAAACTGCAAAGG